TCGCAGGTTGGCGGATTGCAGGTCAGCGTATCGCAGGTCAGCGTATCGCAGGTTGGCGGATTGCAGGTCAGCGTATCGCAGGTCAGCGTATCGCAGGTCAGCGTATCGCAGGTTGGCGGATTGCAGGTCAGCGTTATTCTTTAACCCCCACTTAACAGCAAGACCTACCTTCACGCCGTAGTCATCGCCGTCATAGTCAATTTCAGCGGTGAACTGAATTTTGCCTGTGAACCTATTTAAAATGTCGAATTTCATCTTACAAACTCCATCATGTTGCCTTTTCACATAACTACACCGCCCCAAATTGCCTGTCAACAGGTTTTTAGGTATCATTCAAACAAATATCAGGGGCGGCGCATGGCACTTATCATTGAGGACGGCACAGGCGTTGCAGGGGCGGATGCTTACTCGGATGTGGCCGCGTGTAGTGCCTATGCTGTCGCATACTACGGGGCATCACTGAACGGCTCGCCTGCTGACAAGGAAGCGGCTATTCGTCGCGCTACGGCATATCTGAATGGGCTGGCATGGAAAGGCACTCGCACCCTTGGGCGCGCGCAGTCTCTCGCATGGCCGCGCACTGGTGTTACCGATTGCGAAGGCTTATCCATCGGATCAAACGAAATCCCTGCCGACCTAATCGCGGCGCAACACGAACTTGCCCGTGCTGAATTTCAATCGGCTGGCGTTCTCACCCCGTCACTATCCAAGGCGACTGCAACGGTTGCTAGCGAAAAAGTGGACGTGATCCAAATCACATACGATACAGACAATCTAACGGGATCAATCGAGGACGCGCGAGTAATCGTTACCGCCGCGATGGATAAGCTGAAATGCTATCTAACGTCACCTGTTGGCGCTATCCGTATCGTTGCGGTAACTGTCTAAATGGCTATTAACTACCAGCGCATGGCCGCTACGGCTAAACGTCTATTAACTGATAATGCGCAGGGCACTGTCAGTATAGGTCGCATTGTCGTAACGCCCGGTATTGAGCCTTGGGATGAGCCTACTGCATCAATCGCGTGGACTGATATTAAAGCCGTAGTGCGTGGCGTGTCGGCTCAATTCGTGGACGGTATAACAGTCCTGGCAACCGACTTACAGGTTGTTGCGTATATCGGTGATTATACACCGCTACCCGGTGACATTATGATGATCGATAATCTAAATGTCACAGTAATCAATCAACAGAAAATCCCCGCCGCTGGCATTATTGCAGCTTGGCGGTTTATAGTGAGGGCTTAATCTAATGGCAGTTCATATTACAGGCACGATGGGATTGCCTAGTGGCGCAGTTTACCCTAATTGCAGTATGTATTTTGAGCGTAAAGTCGGGGTTGTATCGCAGTCAGGTTATGCAGTTGTTCCTGAAAAAACAATCGTTAAATCTAACGCATCGGCATTGGTTGATTTCTACTTGCTTTACGGCGAATATATTGGCACTATTCAAACCACTCTAGGCGTGGTAAAGTTTGCGTTTTCAGTTTTGGACGTGGCGGCGGCTACGTTCATTAGCTGCATTGGGTCAGTAAGTGTTCCTATCCCGGAGTATAGCGTTCAATTAGCATTGGATGCTGCTGCGGATGCGGCGGCAAGTGCAGTTATCGCCCAAACATACGGTGGCCTACCGTTCGACACCCGCGCCGCAGCTATCGCCGCAACAATCGCCGCCCCGATCAACGCAATCAGCGTCCTACATGGTGGCGTGTGGTGCAACTACGTCTCTGACGCGGCAGGCACCGCGCTGACAACTGCGGGCGGGCGGAATTGGTCGCCTGTAGCGCCTGTGTATCTGGAACACTGGGGGACGGCTGGCGACGGGACTACCGACGACACTGCCAAAGTTATCGCTGCTGTTACGGCGGGATTCAGGGACGTGTTTGCATCATCCAAGCGTTACCGACTGACTAACCAAGTGGTGCTGGAAAATGTCACTCTTGCGGGTCAGGGCTATCGCTTTTCAAACATGAATGTCAGTTCAGCATCCGATCTTTTCGGAACGGTTTTTATTTGTGATTTTCTGCCCGCAACGGCGGAAAGCATGTTTCACCTTGGCGTTGGTGGTGCAATCAAAAAGTGCCTAGGTTACAGCAACCGCCAACCTGCTACGCGCCCCGCTGCGTGGGTACCTGTCGTTACCCCGTGGTTTATTACCAGCGGCCAGTTTGCCGATACCGCGCGCCCATCTCGTGATGAAAAATCAGGAGCAACGGACGTAATGTTTCTCGACTTTACGCACGGCTTACGCCTGCGCACAGGTGGAGAGCAGGGCGTTTTCGAGCGAGTTTATGGCAATCCGCTCACTGTTGGCCTTGAAGCCGATGCGAACTACGATGTTACAAGGTTCGTTGATTTTCACTTTTGGCCGTTTGGTGGCAATGGTGGAATTTGGCAGTTGAATGAACGGACTTGGACGCTGAATAATCTAACAGCTTTCCGATTTGGTCGCGTTGACGGATTGTTGATGCGTGGGTGCTTTACGATCGGTGCGGCTGTTTCTCTTGAATTTTACCCATCTGCGGCTCCGACACTAATCAACACTGCGACGACGAACTTCCATATTTCTGATTGCTATCTGGACGCAGCAAATACGTCACTAAAAGTTTCGGGCACTTATGCCGCAGGTTGGCGTGTATCAGGTCATATTGTTGGCGGCACGATGGCCCACTATGACAACGCCGCAGATGAAACTCTGGTCGAGGCTGAAAATATCGTAATCCAAAGCGATTTTAAGGAAATACAACTTGTTGGGGTGCGGTTAGTTGCATCTGGCGGGAACCGTCGCGGCGGTTATGTGAATATGAACGCAGCCAATGGTCTGCTTAATATGAACGGGTGTTCAGTGAATGAGTGGGACGCTGGGGCAACAAGTGCGCCTGCTTTCGTGCAAGCCGGGGCTTCATCCAAAATCGCGCTGAATGACATGGCGTTCTTTTCCGCAGCTAACGCGCGACTAACCCCCGCAAATGGTGCGGTTGCTGGGCGGGTTGTTTCATCCGGCAACGTAACTTGGCCGGGGACGACCATGGCCGGGAATATTACTGCGGCGTTCGCAACCCCCGGCACGTCTTCATTTGTCTACGGTGTTCGAGCTGCGGAGTGGAAGGTAACAGAGGCTGCGGGGGCGAACAAGTTTGGCTACATCCAATTCAGGCTTGACTTCACCCCCACTATAGGAACAGGCACTGGAACCTTGAGCCTTTCAACTGCGGGCTTCCCCGCAACGATCCGGCAAATCACCGAACTTCCAGTATTTTCGCAGGGGATCACGTTTACGGGCGGGCGGACGCAACTTATGCTTCGGATGGGTGTTGATGGGAAAATGACACTCGTTGAGTATGGGGCTGGATTGACGTTTAGGAACGTAGATCACGCCAACTTTACGGCGGCGAATGTGCTTCTCTTCACATCCGGCCCGATAGCATTCTAATGATCGGCTTGATCTGGCAAGATCTATCCACAAAAAAACAGGTTGGCCCGTTAGATAAATGACAACGCTATCCGCAGCATTTCTAAAAGGCGTGTCGAATATAACAAACTCGGCGCGTCTTGCTGAAATAACAAGGGCCTTATCAATAGGCCCTGATGCGGTTATTAGTGTCCTGAATATTGAGGATGCGGCTTTTAACGATTATCGCGCGGAATTGCTAAGGATTTATGGGCAATCTGGTATTGATACTGCGGATGGGCTGCGGTTTAAATATCAAAACGGACAACGTGTAGTTGTTCGGTTTAATACTCTATCGCCGCGTGTTGAAACATATGCGCGCAATGTTATCGGCACTAAAATAACGAATATCACGAATGAGGCTATTTCAAACGTTCGGAATACGATTGCGGATGGTTACGCTTTGGGGCGTAGTCGTGATCGTATTGCGACCGATTTAATCGGGCGTTTGCAAGACGGTAAGCGTGTTGGCGGTGTTATCGGTATTTCAGATCAACAGCGAGTTTGGGTTAATAACATGCGCGCGGCACTGGCAACCGATCCTAAACGGGCGTTGGATTATACCAAACGAGATCGGCGGTTTGATAAGTTAATCAAGGCGTCAGTGCGCGACGGTAAGCCACTAACTATGGCGCAGATTGATCGTATCGCGTCGCAGTATTCTGACAAGCTGTTGAAGTCTAGGGGCTTGACAATTGCACGGACTGAGGCTAGTCGTGCGATTGAAGAAGGCAAGTATGAGGCTTGGAAACAGGCACTAGAAAAAACAGGTATACCTGAACAATTTGTTATTCGCACGTGGAACCATACGGGGCGCGGCGTTAAGGATAGACCGTCACATATTGCAATGAACGGTCGGCAAGTGCGTGGGTTAACGTTGCCGTTTGTGTTAAATGACGGCACGGATATGATCACGCCTCACGATACTACTTATGGCGCGGGTGCTGAGCATATCATAAACTGCCAATGTGTTGCTGATTATTCGATTGACCGCGCGGGGGTGTTATCATGGCGCGCGTGAATGGCACAGTCGGGTCAACTCGCGGGTTTAGTAATTCAGTCAATGCGTTTGTGAAGAAATCACAGGTCAAGCGTCAAGAGGCGTATCACGAGGGGCTAAAGGACTTTGCGGCGGCACTACAGGCTAATGCGCCTATCTTGTCGGGAAACCTGCGGGCGTCGCAGCAGACTAGCCTTGCGGGGGCTGTTATGGCGGGGCCGTATAAAGAATATGGAAGCGCGTATAATCTAGCCGCTAGTAACGCCGTGATTGATAGCGCGGGCGAAGGTGATAGGGTTGTTATTAGTTATCGTGCGCCATACGCTAGGCGGCAAGAATACGGGTTCACTGGCGTTGATAGCTTGGGGCGTTATTACAGTCATGCCGGAAAATATTGGATTGCGCGCACGTCAAAACAATTCGTTTCGATCATGCGGGCGGCTGCAACTAGAGTTAGGAATAAATCATGATTGATCAAATTGACGCTAAAATCTATGAGGCGTTGCGGGCTAGGATTGCAGCTATGCCGGGTGGTATTGCAGTTGTGTATCCGGGGCAGGTTTATCCGCCCGATGTAACTGTGCCGTTTATTCTAGTAACGGACGTTAAATTCGGCAATGATCGGGTTTATATTGGGTCGGATGCGGATGATGTTTACACGGGCGATTTTATGCTTGACATTATGACGCCGCTTAGTTGGACACATTCGCAGGTGCTTGGCGTTGCTGGTAATATCCGCGCATGGTTTACCAAGGATTTATTGCTTGGCGGTTTGGTTAGGATTACGAAAACACCCGCTGTCACTGTATCGTATCGTGACGTCGGGTTTATGCGATTACCAGTTTCAGTTAGTTGGCGGGCCGTGGGTTAATCGACAGAGTATTGATGAAATGGCAAACAAGTGTCATTGAAAGTACATCCACGAAACTCAATTTTACTCACCCCAAACCCATTATCCCGCGCAAAATCATTCACCGCGCTTACAAAATCATCGGGGTGCATTTTGCGCGGTGGGGATGGTTCGGCGATGGTGGCGCGGGAAATGATCTTCCACAGTCCATTCTCTGGGCCGAAAAGCCCTTTAGGATAAACTTTTGAATTCATATACCTGTAGCCTAGATAGTCGCCAATTTCTACAATACCAGTGCAAGTGAAATTTCCATGTCGTGAAAAAACCGCGTCAGTCGCACTAACCACATCCCCCGCTTGCACGTTTAATTCTTGTAGGGTTTTGCCGACTGGGGTAGGTTCGTGGTTTTCGATGAGTTCAAACTCACTTTCATTAATATACCAAGTAGCATTTTCAGGCTGAACAGACCTAGCTACCCAATGAATTTTGAACTCTTTAACTAACGTAACTTCCTGCCCTGTGGTAAATTTATGGCTGCTATGATTGGCCGTAATCCGCACCTTATCGCCTACTTTAAATCCCATAATCCGCACTCCCATGTTTCATGCCTATTTTGCATCAATACACCGCCCGCGCTATACTGTCAACAGTTATTTTCACGCCCCATTGCGGGCCATATACAAAGGCTAACACATGGCACATGACGCATATGCGGGCGGTCAGGCTTTCGTTTCCAGCACTATCCAAGGCGGCGATCTGCTGCTTGCCGCGTTTGAGGCACTGACTTGGACTGAAATTAAACCAATCGTTTCGCAACCGGGGCTAGGCGTTACGTTCGCTGCGGTTGAACAGACCTACATTTCGCCAGCAACTACGCAAACCAAGTCGGGTTCCGCTAAGGTGAACGGTGGCGATCTGGTATGCGGTAACATTACCGATGATCCGGGGCAGGTTATTCTTGAGGGCATGGCTAATGCCCGTGCATCCCGTGCGTTCAAGTTTGTGCGAAATACGACTTTGACGACTGGCACTGAAACCGATGAAATCATCTATACTCGCGGCGTTGTGCTGTCGTATGGCGATGAAGGCGGCGGCGCAGATGATGTGATTAATGCTAAGTATGTCATGGCGTTCAACCAGATTCCAGTGCGCGACGTAGTTTAAGCTAAACGGGGGCTAATAACCCCCAACTAATCCTTGGAGGGATTAATATGTCTGATTTGTCTAATCGCGTTGTTTACGACGCTGAATTTCCTGTTACTATCGTTGCACCTAGTGGTGGTGATAAGGGTGTAGTGTTTTACGTTAAATCATTGCAGTCCAAGAGTATTCAAAAGATTGAACGTGTTGGCCGTAATGAATTGATGGCTGCAAAACTGAATAGCGGCGCTGATAAAGTCAGTGGTGATATGCTTGACGCTGCGGAAACTATCGAGCGTTCAAAGATTATCGCGTCAATTACGCGATGGGAATGGAACGGCAATTCTTTTGGCGATCTAGGTAAAGACCCTGAGTTTACTCCTGAAAATATCGCCGCCGTTGTTGACCATGAGAACAGCCAATGGATCGTTGATCTGCTTTATGGTGGGGCGGCGAACATTGCAAATTTTACGCGGAAATAACGCGGCAATGCGTTAATCACGTAACCGTTCACGCTAAATTCGATATACTTGATGGCATTCCAATGGGTAACGCGCCTAATGGGATGTCATTGCGTGAGCGCTACACCTTAGCAGGCGCTGCACATAGAATACCTAGCAACCATGTTGACGATACGTATTGGTATTTAGTCAATTGGTTTTGGATTTTGCGTTCATATGTTGGTGAATATGACAAGCCATTAACACCTGATAAGATATTCGATTGGTTGCCCGATAAATACCCAAGCCGCGATGAATGTGATACACTATTAGCAATGGATCGGGCTTACCGGGTTGAAATGGGTAAGACTGTTGAGGCTATCGAGAAAAAGAGGCGTGGTGAATGACTGATGTAGCGGCTCTTAACGTATCTGCAACAGAAACGGGCGTTGCTAAGGTTGATAAGGCTCTGATCGGTCTTGCTGGTAGCGCGCTTAAAGCTGAGACTGCTACGGGGCGGTTTACGAGGTCTGCGGCTGGTATTGATGCTATGTTCAAGTCAAGCACTGGTGCGCGTGATCGCGCGAAAGATGTTGAACATTATGCGCAAGAAATGGACAATCTGCGCGCAAAGTATAACCCTTTGTTTGCGGCGTCAAAGAAGTATGAGGCTGCATTAGAAGGTATTGCGGTTGCGGAGCGCAAGGGCGCTATTACCGCTAATGAAGCTGCTGCGGCAAGGACACGACTTGCAATGTCGCTCGCACCAGATCGGGTAGATGCGGCTGGCAATTCCATGAAAAACTACGGGATGCACACTGCTAACGTGTTCGCGCAGTTGAACGATATTGGCGTTATGATGGCAAGCGGTCAAAACCCGCTCACGTTGGCATTGCAGCAAGGCACCCAGCTAAACCAAGTATGGGGGCAAATGGGCGGTAAGGTCGGGGCAATTGGTTCCGTCCTTAAAGGCGCGTTTATGTCACTGTTGAACCCGATTAACCTTGTGACTATTGGGGTTATTGCGGGTGGTGCTGCTTTGGTTAATTATTTTACGACGGGGGAAGAAAAGGCTAGGTCGTTTGAAGATGCGATGAGTGATGTTTGGGCTAGCGTTGATAAAGTCCAGCAACAGCAAAACACCTATAGCATGGAAGGCGTCCAAAGCCTAATTGAAAAATACGGCGAACTGAACGCCGAAGTATTGCGGTTGATTGATAATCAAACCATAGTGGCGCAACGTCAAGCGTTTGAAGATGTGCGCACATCTATGCAGACAATGAAAGATGAGACTGCCGGGTGGATTAATGAGTTCTCTGGATTGCAGGATATTTTTCCGAATATTGCGGGCCAAGTAAACCACCTGCAATGGGCCATGGAAGGCGCAGTTAACGCAACTAATTTTGACGATCAGCTTGTGTCTGTAACTGCGCTTAGGTCTAAAATTGAGGAAGTCACTGGCGGTGTCGGTAATATGACGACGGCGCAGTTTGAATTCTATAAGAAGGTTTTAGATAGTGAGGACGCGCTACGGCAGTTAGCTGCGTCCGCCCCTAAAGCAAGCTGGATGAATGCCGCAATTGATGGCGTTAACTCTTTGATTGGTAGGATTGGCGCAGCTATTAATGCCAATGCGAAACTTGCAGGATCTAGCGCGTCATTTAGAGACTCGCGCGAGGGTCTAAAGGATATGCTAAATGTTGGTGGTAAGGGTAGGGGTTTGCCGTCAACTAACACGACTGACGGGTATTCTATGCCTACCGATTGGGCGTCCGTGGGTGGATCTGGTGGCGGCAGTTCTGGCGGTGGCGGCGGCGCTAAAGACCCATACCAAGCAAACTTAGACCGCCTTGTCACGTCGCTAATGACTGAGCGTGAAACCGTTGAAAAATGGCACGCCGATAATGAGGTTTTGCTAAACGATAAGCGCGCTAAGGAAATTCTGGGTGCATCGGCTCACAAAGAAGCCATGCTTGATCTTGAGCGTCAGTATCAAGAGAAAATATCCAAGATCAAAGACGATAGCGACAGGTATAACCTGCAATCGACTTCACAATTCTTTGGCGATCTAAACTCACTTGCGGGCGGTGGATATGATGGGCTTATGCGCGCGCAAAAATCGTTTGCGGCGGCTAGTGCATTGGTTAACACATACCTTGCCGCGTCGCAAGCCCTAGCCGATCCTAAACTTAGCACGTTTGCTAAATTTATTGCTGTTGCCAAGGTCGTTGCGGCTGGCATGGGCCTAGTAAACGCGATTAAGGGGGGTAGTAAGTCAAGTGGCGGTGGCAGTAGCGGCGGGTCTAGTAGTGCCCCTACAACGGCAGGGACGGCGGCGGTAGAGCCTACTCGGACTATGGCTGTTAGTTTCCAAGGGTCTGACTTTATGAAAAAACTAGCGGCGGAACTTACTGACCCATTATTTGAACTAAGTAGCAATGGTGTTAGGTTAATCAAAGCATGACAGTCGTAATCACAACAGGCGCGCAAGGTATTCACGGGGCTAACCTACTATACCGCAACCTATTCCTTGAAGGCGCGTTAACCGCGTCTAGTGAGGATGTCGATGGTTTTGTTGAAAACGCTGTAAGCGGCGAGACGTGGGATTATTGGCGCGCAACAGCGGCACCTGCATGGATTGCTGTTGATCTAGGCGCGGCTATGGATTGCGACGGCTTAGGTATTTCTGCCCATACTATCGGGTCAAGTGGCGCGACTGTTAACGCTCAATATTCATTTGACAACTCAACATGGGTTACTATTGCGACGTGCACCCCTACCGATGATGCTGTAATTTTCATGGCGTTTCCGTCTATTACGGCTAGGTATTGGCGGTTGCAGTTAACCGGGGCTGTTGCATATATCGGTGAAACCATTCTAGGCAATCGGTTGCAATTCGCGGCGGGTGTATTGTCTGGGCATATTTCCATGCACAACGCCAAGCGGTCCGTATTGCTGAACACGACTACAGTTTCAGGGCATCATAGAAAAAACCGCCGTATTCGCAGTGGTATTGAAGGCCGCGTTGATTTTGGGCTAGTCGAAACTGAATTCGGTGACGGTGTATTTCAGGACTTCAAGGATCACTACAATTCCGGGGAGGTGTTTTTCTATGCAGGGTCGCCACTGCATTGGCCTAATGATACGGCGCTTTGCTGGCGTCCAGAGTCGGCGGCTGATATGACCCCTTCATATGTTGAAGGGGGTGCGTTGATGGATTTGGCAATGGAGGTTAGCGCATTTGTCGATAGCTGAACCGTTTGATCAAATCGAATTGGATATGGATTACTGCGCCAATACATTTGGCACGTCGCCATGTGTTGCTGCATTAACTGGGCTTGTAACTAAGAAATGCTTTAACACGTTTTTAACGTGCAAGAATATTCCGAATTACAATAAGTCAGTTATCACGTATAAATTTGTAACTCCAACGCCGTCGTATCCAAAAGGCGCGACTGTATTCCCGTATCTTGTTTCGGTATCAGGTGCAAGCGCGACGGTTAATATCGCAGGTAGTGACGAACGGTTAGACGCTTTGGGCGTCCGTGGGGAAGTGTCTGCAACGTTTAGCGATCACCCATACCATGATCGGTTTATTGATAAATACGCGCGTGAACGGGTTACAGGAGCGGCTCAATTAGATGCCGTTGGATATTTGCCGCAAGATCGGGGCACGTTCTGGACTAAGTTTAAGGCCCGCAATCCTAACTATGCGGGCCGTCCTATGCGCCGGGTTAGTGGTTACATTATTGACGGCGTGGTTACGATTGTGTCAACACGGCATTTTGTGATTAGCGAGATTGTCGGGCCGTCCGATAGTGGCGCTGTTGAAATCAAAGGCAAGGATATTCTATATCTTGCCGATAATGACAAGGCCGTCGCGCCTAAGACTAGCCGGGGAACGATGCTAACTGCTGTTACCATTGATCCGGGGCAGTCGTTTACGCTAAACCCCGCAACGATTGGCACTGAATACGCGACTTCGGGCTATGGCACTATCGGTTCTGAATTGGTAGGGTTTACGCGGGTAGGCGATGTGGTAACGCTAACGGCGCGTGCTGTTAACGGCACTGTAGCGGCTGCACACGCGATCAATGATGCGTTTCAGCAATCATATTCGCCACGGCAGGTTAGAGTTGATTTAGCTATAGCAGATTTGTTGATTAATTATGCGGGCATTAACCCGGCATTTATCCCAACGGCGGATTGGGCCGATGAAATTGAACGGTGGGCACCAACTCTAACGGTTACGACTGACATTCTAAAACCAGAGGGCGTTAACAAGCTAATCGGGGAAATGGCCGTATTGGGTATTTCTATCTGGTGGGATGATGTATTGCAAGAGATTGGTTTGAAGATCAATCGCCCGCCTGATACTGATTTGGTTAAGGACTTGTCAGACCGGAACAATATCGTTTCTATTTCGCAGGAAGATAGAAATGAAGATCGACTGACTGAGGTTGTTTTCTATACGCGCGTTATTAATCCAACGCAATCGACTACCGATGAAAAGAATTTCTATGCGGGCGCAAAGTTAATTGATGCGGATGCTAAATCACCGAATTCGTTTGGTGATACTAAGATCAAGACTATTCATTGCCGTTGGTTAAATCATGGTGACGATGCGTTGGTTAAAATCCTGTCAAAGCGGTTGTTAAATCGTTTCAACAAACAACCTGTTAGATATTCAATGGTCGTTGATATTAACGATGATACTGGGTTGACTGATGTAGTAAATGCGACTTCATTTGTTATTACGGACGATGATGGTGGCGGTAAATCGCAGCTTATGCAGGTTATTAAGCGCGAGGAAATAATCAATGGGCACCATGTTAGATTAACAGCGCTGGCATTTGCGTTTGATCAGCGTTATGGGTATATTACTGAAAACACGAGGCCAGTTTACGGATTAAGCAGCACGGCACAAAAAAACCGTGGCGCGTATATGGTGGATGGTAGCTTGATATTTTCGGATGGATTAGGGGCGTATAGGTTCATATGAGCTATGTAGCAATTTTAGACACGCAATTAGAACCTGATGCGCCGTTAACGTCGCAGTTAGCATTTCAGTTGCGGGATAATCCGATTGCGATTGCGCAGGGGTTAGTAGGCGCGCCTAGGATTGCAGGCGATGCACACCCACAGTTTGCAGCGGGCGCCGTGGTTATCGATAGCCTATCGATAGATGGCGCGGATGAAATTGTATCAACAGGGGTAGTTGGAAGTGGCCCCGGGACAAAATACACCAACTATTCCTATTTTACCGCAATTCGCAGCGGCACCTTGCGGTTGACTTGTGATCTTAGGCTTACCGGAACTGCTACCTTGGCTGGCATTGCTGTTTTGGTTAACGGTGTTTTTGCATCTGGGCAAATAACTACCAGCGGGACGTATTCAAGTAAAACCATTGATTTCTCCTACGCGGCTGGCGCGCAGGTACTTATCCGGGGGCAAGTTGATTTTACAAACGATGGCGGTAATGCAGAGGCTAGGAATATTAAAATCTGCGGCGATCAGCGCGGAACGTATCGTACATGATAGACCTATTCACCCCCGACGACTTAAAATCAGACCCATATACGGCAGGTCTTAACCAAATGGGCCATGCGGTTCTAGGGGGCGCTGTGGCGCTGTTTCTAGGCTTGTGGGGTGGATTACTGATTATCGCATGGGAAGGCTGGCAGTTACATCGCCGTGGTGCTGTTAAGTCTGATTATTGGGCTGACTTGTGTTTTTGGGGTATTGGATTATTCTTGTTTCAATGGGTGTATTTCTTGCCACTAATCGCAGTTCTAGGGTTCGCATGGATGGTTTATCTTGACCGTAATTGATATCGACTGGGCATTGTGTGGCAAGCGTCATTCTATCGCTCGGTATCGCCCGTTGTTGATGGGCTTTCAAATCCTGCTATTTATTGCAGGTGCATTGTTTTGGTGGGAAGCTAAGACTTCTAGTGAAGCGTTCAATGTAACTCTATATGGTAGTTTTGCACTACAATATCCGGCTGAATTGTGGGCCGGGGCTATGATGGGTTTTAGCACGTTAACATGGATTGGACTAATTAAGCCTATCCGTAAAGCAATGGTTTCAGTTGGCGCAATTGGTAACGCCGTTCAATTCATGCTATTGAGTTATTCAGCGGTGTTTACAGGTGGCGAGTTTGTTATCGGTATTTTTGCCAGTTTATTATTTTTAACTCCGCATGTTTGGCTATCAATTGAGGCAGTAATTGAGTGACGCCAGAAGATTTCATGAAATTAGTATCCACCTACGGACTGCCCACAGCGTTGGCGGTTTTTATGGTTTGGCAGAATGTTACTGCGAAAAAAGAGCCTACAGGTAGCGGGCAAGTCATGAGCAAGCTAGATGCGATTGATGGGCAGGTTAGGCTGTTGAGTGATCGTGTATCGCGCATGGAGGGGAAATTAGATGCTTAATCGAGATAAGTTTTTTGCAGATATTCGGCCTATGTTTGATGGCGGTAAAATGCGCCCAGTTCAAGTTGATGTAATTAACAAAATTCTTGACGCTGCGGAAAGCATTAAACTGTCGTCACAAGAATTAGCATATGTTCTGGCAACTGGATTTGGTGAAAGTAAATTCACGCCAGTTCGTGAGGTTATGAATTACAGCGCCGCGCGTATTCGTGAGGTATGGCCTACACGTCCAGAGGCAGTTAGGTTTGCCCGTAAGCCGCGCGAATTGGCTAATTCTGTATACGGCGGGCGCATGGGAAACCACGGCGGGAATGATGGGTGGGATTTCAGGGGCGGCGGTGTTTGTCAGATTACGGGGCGCGGCATGTTTGCTAAGTTCGGTCTGGAAAATGCGCCCGATAAAATTCTTGACAATGCAACGTCGGTTAAGGTCATGATTGATGGCATGGTTGGCGGTATTTTCACCGGGCATCGGTTGTCTGATTACGCCACAAAGGGCGGTTATGATTTTATCAACGCCCGTGAAATCATTAACGGTGACGTTAAGTTGAATGGCAAGAAATACGCTGGTTATGCGATGGCGTTTTTGATTGCGATTAATTCGGCGCGGGGGATTGTTACTGAGCCGCGCGTAACAGTATTTGCGGCGATTGTCGCGGCTATTCTCCGCATTTTTAGAAAGGTTAAGTGATGGACTTTGGCGATGCTATCCGTGCAATGAAAGACGGAAAAAGAGTTGCCCGTGAAGGGTGGAATGGAAGGGGAATGTTTTTGTTCCTAGTTAATGGATCGACATTCACTGTCAATAGAGAGCCGTTGCTTTCGATCATGGGTGAAGGCACTCAAATTCAGTATCATGCTCATATTGATATGAAAACGGCGCAAGGATATGTTGTTCCTTGGCTGGCTTCTCAATCTGATATGCTGTCAGATGATTGGCTAGAGGTGAAGTGATATGAAGGGCTGGAAAACACTAACGGTTAATGGGCTATCGGTCGTAATCACGATTGCGGAATTGCAAGAGTGGACTACGATTATTCCCGATCAGTATTTGCCGTATTTCACGCTTGGCCTAGCACTGGCGAATATGGCGTTGCGGTTTGTTACCAATACGGCGGTCGGTTCTCGTGCGTAGACTAACCCCCGTCCTATGGCCCATCGACTACCCTAACGGCACATATGCTGAAGGGCTGTGGATGGGGCGTGACGGGGATGCACATATGGTGTGGGCAGAAGTGCCGGATGGTTGCGGTTGGCGTCTACAGGCGGCTTGTGAAGTCACGCGGATGCCTCATGAAAATATGTCAGAGGCTTTGCGGCGTCAACACGTGCGCATGAGTGGCGTTGATAATGTGGTTTAGTTTGTTAGGCAGTATTGCTGGTAAATTGGCGGATGCTTACACGGCGCGCGAAACAGCCAAGACTGATTCGGACCGAATTGCGGCAGATGTTGCAATTAAGCAACTAGAAGCAAGGCAAGCGGTAGTGATTGCGGGCGGGCGATGGATTGCGCCAATTCAGGCCGCGTTTGCTGTTATGTTTTTGATTTATTACGGAAAACTTCTGATTTGGGATAAGGTTCTAGGGCTAGGTGTTACCGATGGATTATCGCCAAGTCTGGAAAATCTAGGCATGATTGTGATTTCTTTTATTTTCTTGCAGGCCGGGATTGACCGAGTGCGGCGGTAGTTCTATATGTTGCATATCGAAACAAAACCTTGGAGGGTTTAAGAAATGCCTATCGCTCTGATTATCATCTTGCTTGCTACCGCTGGGGCTGCTGTTGAAAGTGGTTATCCAAATGAAGCGGGTCGATCTGTTGCTGTAACTGCGACTGAGTGAATAAACAGGGGCGCGACTGTAACGCGCAACCAACTATGACTGCGGTGGCTGATAGGTTAGGCTAGTGGAAAGATTTCGGTCAGAACTATAGATATGGCCACGATTGAGCGCACCACGATGGGTAACGCCCCTTGTAAGCAGGTTCGATTCCTGCCCGCAGTCAACTAAATATCCGCCTTTGTGGCGGGTTGCTGAATATAGGGCCTAGCCCGCGACATCGCCTAAGCGGTGCGGCGATCCACCAGAAACGCGGCCAGACAAAGCGCCATTTATCATGAATGGGTAATCGTGAAAACTTTTTGACCTGCGGGCAACCGCGTTTCTACACTGCCCGATGACCGGGCGACAAAAAAGAATTGGAAGCCTTTCCCCACGGCGGACTGTAAATCCGTTGCTTTACCAAATAAGTGGGGGTAGTCAGCGTAAGGTGCATATCCTTGGGCTTCCACCATTAACGGGCCGCTAGTCCAACTGGTAGAGACATTTGCCTTAGAAGCATTGTGTTGTTGGTTCGAATCCAACGCGGCCTACCAAATTACCCCGCCTAGCCCAAGTAGGTAGAGGCGTCGGACTTAAAATCCGAATGTTGCAGGTTCGAGTCCTGCGGTGGGGACCAATATTGTCGGTGTAGTGTAGTGGTAACACGGCAGTCTCCAAAACTGCAATTATAGGTTCAATTCCTATCACCCTCGCCAAAGTCTCGCCGGATTAAAACCCGTCGCCTGAATGTTTACAGGATAGCTAGGATACGCGGCCTAGTGAGCGGATTAGGAAGTATGCGCCTTATGGCGGCATAGCGGTAAAGCCCGCCTAGCTTCTGCCATAGCCACGGCAAACAAAGTAACCGCTTGCGTGAAATAATAAAAGCCGTGGTTTAGGCGTCCGCTTTTGGCGGGCGTCTTTTGTTTATGACGAATACCGCAATGACAACCGATCAACTGCTGCGGTTACATCTTCCCGAAAACCGCCAACGTATTCTAATTGGTATGTTTCTAAATGCTTTTCATTTTTGAAAATCCTTATACATTCATCCCAAAACATAACTTTTCCTTTGTGAGTTTTTGGCATCTTATACATGACTTCAGAACAAATAGACCCTAGGTAAAATTCCAACCCATTAGAAGAACCAATCGAAATCCAGTCTTTCTTTGTTTTTTCATATTTGCTAAGTCCTTTAGATGACGAATTACTTTGGTGCATAATCCGTCTAAGCGCTGATGAAAGTTGCGCATCTTTTTTTGACTGATCTTCATCGTCAAGACTTTCGTCTTCAATTTCATCATCATTACTCATCATGTGTCCCTAGTTGTGGATATTCATATACAGTATCGCAGGTTTGTTTATAGGCGCAACAACAATCACCTGTCTTTTTATATGTTGGGTTACATGTTACAATTATGACGCGGTTTTCCCGATTGTATCCCGCGCGGCTTATCCCTCCTACAGCCAAGACAATCGGGGATTTACATCATTATGAAAATGTGCTTAGGTGGCGTAATAGCAACCTATGGAGGGTTTTATGCTACGGGTTTTAACACTGGCACTATTGACCTCATGCGCCGCGTCGCCTGTTGCCGCAATGGATTGTCAATCAACTGCGGAAATCACGCAAAAGCTGATTGATAAAGGCTATCAGCTTGTATTTCTAGGCATTGCGGAAAACGCCGATCTTACGACGTGGGTTAGTAATGTAGGGTGGGTGGCGATTGTGAATATGCGGGATGGTAAGTCATGTTTGGTTGGCGCTGGCAATGAATGGCAGTTAAAGCAAACCGGGACGCCGTCATGAGCCTGCCTTTACAGCGAGACAATCGCCTGATAATGCTAGAGAAATTAATGGCGCGATTGAAGGATGCTATGAATGAATGCCGATGATGTAGTGGTTAAACCACCGATTGACTATGCAACTGATCCTATTTTTCAGCAGGTTCAATATTACGTGCGTCTTGCGTTTGAGGAAGGTTATCGCGCTGCTAAACCTGCAACCGTCAAAAATGAATGGAAACCCGATTGGATTAAATCAACCGGGCGCAAGTTTTTGCTAGATAATGGGCTGATTACTGGCAATGAGGGTTACAAATGACGCAAGCCTATGACCTTGCATATCTAGCAAGCAATGATTTTTCATTGCAGGACTATATCGCATCTACAGGATGCACGGAACAAGCGGCATGGTCTAGGCGTAAACGTGCCAAGGCTAAACTAAACGTTGATCCTGCCATTACCCGCGCTATGGCGGCAATCGGAACTGGTATGGTTCCTAGCGTCGTTTGGGATAAAACGCAGCCGGGGTATTCGGTGCTGTTGCGTCCACCAGCGGCGGATATTGCGGCAGTCGATTGGGCGGAAGTGTTTGCCAATATCCCCACGTTCCGGCCTAATCCAGTGTCACCACTAGGCAATGATCTATTTGCCGTTTATCCGCTTTATGATGCGCATATCGGCATGTTGGCGTGTGGTAAAGAAACGCGCGGGCAAAACTACGACCTCAAACTTGCCGCGCAAGATATGTTGCAATCATTTATTGACGTGTCTGCCCTAGTGCCACGCGCTGATAGGGCTATGGTTATTCTTGGCGGCGATACCCTGCATATCAATGACGGTAGCAACGAAACGCCAGCAAGTCACCATAAGCAGGACACGGACGGGCGATATGAGAAAGTAATCGACAGCGCAATCGAAATGGTTTGCCATTCTATCGAATACCTTTGCGAACGTCACGCTAAAGTAGAAATTGTCACTATTAGAGGCAACCACGATGAAAACTCACACGTCGCGTTGAAGGTGGCGCTAAAACAGCGTTATCGCCTCAGTGATCAAATCAGCTTCCCGACTGTATCTGGCATGGAACAATCGGAGGTATTCTGGACACGTCACGGCAAGTCATTAGTGGCTATTCACCATGGCGATAAGGCCCCGCCACAGCGGCTTTGCATGATTATTGCAGACAAGTGCGCAGAATGGTCTAACACGACTGATAGGCACGTCCTGACTGGTCACAAGCACACTTTGCACGTCCAAGACTTCCCCGGCGTAACTCACCACACATTGCGCGCGTTTGCACCTCCAGATGCTTACGGTTCCATGTTTGGCGGCCGGCGCGCTTTGACTGCAATGGTTTTCGACGCTAACAAAGGGTTAATTTTAACAGCACAGGAACCTATCCTAAGATGACATGGCACGCAATCAACAATGAAATTCACGTCATGCGGGGATATGAACGTGTGGCAATTTTCACGCGCGACGACTTCCCGGATATGATTTTGGCAATGTGTAAGGTATTGAAGGAAACGTAATGGGATTAGCTGACGGCATGGCTTGGGAATCTGAATATGGCGCACCAGTCGCTAGTGACGGTGGGCCATCATCCTACTATGACTTCCAACCGGGATGGGTGACGTTCAACGACTTCATGGAGTACAAGGCTAAGACGCAATGGCATGGCTATGCGCTGCACCTGAAAGACATTGGCAAGGCTATCTGTAGGTTTGGCGTCAAGGCTGGAACAACAAGCGCATATGACGCGCGCAAGATCATCTATAGCGGGTTGCGCGTGCTAGGCATGATCTGCGGTAAGGATGCCATACGCGCGGAGTTATTGAAGCTGTTGGACGATCCGCAGTTTAAGTGAATGTTATAAAACCCCGGACAGTCTTGCGAGTTGTCCGGGGTTTTGTATCATTGTGAAACACAATAGGCGTTCATGTATCCATCGAAGTTATACCGAACGCAGCCCTGAAATTCAAAATTCCAGTTGTCTGCTTCTGTTTCGTTTTCAAAAACAGCATATACCAAACCATCAACGCTACTTAATTTCAAGATGTTACCATCAAAAACACGAATGGTAACAAAAGGCATTTGAAAGCTATGAACTTTGCCGCCGTAAACACCATGAGGGATGGCTTTAGTTTTACTTACAGTCAAGAAGTCAATCATGGTCATATCTCCTATATCTCACACCCAACACTACCCCAAGCGAAAACCGCCCGCAACACATTTATGCACTGCGGGCGGTTTATTTTTCAGGCGGTCTTAAAACCACTTACCAACATACTGCACAAATCCTCAAATCCATCAGATCCGCGCAAGCACACTAGTCCCTTTTCGTTTTTGTATGCCTCATACGACTGGCATTGTTTGTATCCCGGCGACTTAGAAACTGTGCAGGTGTATAAAACACCTGCAACAAATTCAAACTTCGGTTTATCTGCCATCACGTCACACGAAGTGGCATAACGACGAATAACACCCCAGTATCATCGCTAGGCAAAATCACAATAGGATCACCCACGCCGCCTAGCTTGACTGTAACATCATCGCCGTTACATAGCGTCAAGCATTCTGCCAAGTATTTAGCGTTAACACCAATAGCCATGTGGTCGCCGTTGTATTCGTAGTCAACGTTATCTTCGGCTTCGTTACCGTGTTCACCGCCAACGGTTAGCACTAGCTGCGCGCCGCCTACAGCGATCTTTACCGCGCGAACTCGATCAGTAGCTACCAAAGACACGCGATTAGCCGCAATCTTCATAGCCGACGCACTGGCAGTGAATACGTTGCGGTTATTCTGCGGAATAACACGGGTATAATCTGGAAACGTGCCATCGATAACCTTTGACACAACAGTAGTGCTGCCGTGCTGAAAGCGGATCTTAGTAGCGCTAACCGATACAGATACATCGCCAATATCAGATAGCCCGCCGATCAACAAAACGGTTTTTGACGGCACAATAACCCCATCAAACTCGCCCGCATGTCCAGAGTATTCCGCCAATGCAAGACGATGCCCATCAGTGGACACGGTTTTCAGAGCGCCATCCGCATGGTGCATATATACGCCTTGCAGGTAATAGCGGGTTTCTTCGGTAGACATTGCGCCTTTTGTTTTATCGAATAGCCGTTTAAATTCGACAGACGGCAAGTCAAACTCATTGGCGTATTCGTTTGATGCCATAACGGGGTAATCAGCCGCCGATAGTGTTGCAAGCGTGGTTTTAAACCGTCCTGCCTTAATCGTTAGTTTATGATCGGCCAGTGACATATCAACCAACGACCCGGCTGGCAAAGACTTCACAATGTCAAAAAACATTGCGGCGTTAACAGTTGTTTCGCCCGATTGATTTACGTTAGCCGCGCAACTACCTGTGATTTCAATATCAAGATCGGTTGCGCGCGCCTGTAGCGTATCCGTTGCTGATAGAACAATATTAGCAAGGATTGGAATGGTGTTTTTACGATTAACTACCGGGATAAGTTTTGCCAGTAGGTTAATTAGGTCTTGGCGTTCTGTGGTTAGTTGCATTCGTCTACTCCTAAAAAATCATATTCATCGTAGTCTCGCATAGCGATTTTATCGGCTTGCTCGGCTTCTTCCTTACATCTTGCATCAACTCTAATTAATGAGGTCTCCTTATATTCAACTTCTACTACCCACTTCTTCATAGGCATTCATTCCCATTCATCCCATAGGCCAGCGTTTACCAGTTGCGTAATATGTTTACCTGCGCCCGGTTGATTGATTAGGTCGTGTAGGTTTACTGCGGTCATCCCCAAAAACCTCCCCAATACAAGATTGCCACATTAATTGCCACTCCAATCAATTGTTCCCAAATACTGTATACTCCACGCGGTTGCCCATTTTTAGACGCAACAACGCCAAATCCGATTGCCCATAGAACAATCAACGTAATCTGCGGGTAGTCCATCACAAAATATCCCCTTCTACATATGCCGCGTAACTCACTGGAAACGCCTGCTTTACCTTATCAGCAATCAGTCCAGCAAGCAAGCGCGTTTGTGATTGAGTATGCGGATCGAGCCGCATCTTTAGCATATTCATAAACGCATCCAAGCTACCCGACCAACGCCACCGCGTCATGTGGCACAATGGCAACACCATTCGCGCCTCCTCTGGGGCAACTGATTTCAGCAAATATTGATAGGCATCGTCTGCCATATTGACAGCATCGAGCCATGCGTCATTGGCTAATTCTTGACCTTGATCATCTAGCCAATCACCCGCGCCTTGCTTCACATTATCAGCAATGCCGCTCCAGTTATCTGGCTTGAAGTAAACAGGTTCGCCTTTGATATAGCGACGGCTAACTTCACTCATGCGAAGGTATTCGTGTTTTACCATTTGGCGAGCAACAAAAACAGGGGCTTCAACTGTGAATTTCAGGAATCCGTGTCCAAACGGCGCGGCATGTGGTGCAGCGGATTTAAATTTCCACAAATTTGCAGGCGTAGGATTTGCAAGGATTTCAAGATATTCAGACTTAGGCATACCGCGAACTAGGTATTTAATCAGATCAGCTTGTGCATCGGTTAGAATAGGTTGTTTCCGCGATACGCATTCAAGATCAATGTCATACCATCCTTTCGGTTCGACACTTACGTCATTGTTATATGATACCTTGGCGTCCTTGACCACTTCTAGGTCATTGCCCATTACGTCGTTTAGTGTTACAGTGATCATTTCGTCAACTCCCTTTTCAATAGCTTTTCTATACCATGGTCGATAATAATGCGCAATAGCATATCCATGCAATCGGCTAATTCATTGCATTCTTGACATAAGCCGCGCGTTATGTCAGGTTTTCGCGGTTTTGTTGACATGGCGAGCGCGTGGTGGTATAGTTTGCGGGCGCGATGAACTTGCGGGGATAGCTGGATGAAGCCCCGGACAGGCCCGTTGATATTGCATGGTATAGGCGTGCCATATGGATT